ATGGTAATCCATCAAACTATCAAAGAAGAATGTTTGATTCTTATTTATCTTACAACAACACGCCAGTTGTTATTGACCCAATCACATTCAATCCATATGTCCCAAACACACTTCCAACAAGAGGAGGAACTCTTAGTTTGAGTCAATCTCAAATTAATAACAGGGCGGCTTGGATTGCCCTTGAAACAGAGGTTGGATTTTCAACTATACCAAATGTTCGATATAGTGCAACAGGGTCTTACATTACTGATTTCTTTGTTGATAATAACATAGAATTTACGGCACAAAATGTGATTTTGTTATCGCCAATAATTAAAATGTATGCGACACAGAAGTTAATAAATCCATCTTTAAATCGCGTTCAGTTTCAAACTCAACTTAGTCAGTATCTGCAAAGAGAAACAAGTTTACAAAATAACTTTTTGAATGGTGTGTTGTCTAAATTAAGGGCAAGTTTACCTGACCAACAACAATTACCCGAAAGAAAAATTAGTAGTGTAATAACAGGAGAACAAAGTAAGGTGGAAAATTATGAAGTTTTTAAAGCTTTAAATGATAAGTGGATTGCGGGTGGAGACTACAAAACAAAAACTTTATTTGAGGATATCTTGTTCTTGGATAGAGCGTCAAGAAATATTGGAGACACAATACTTTTAGATATATTTGATTTAAAAACTATGTTTGGTGTTGGTGGGGACAAACCAGGAGAGTATTCTTTGAATCAAGCTATGAGCGTATTCACATTCATTAGTGGTATTCTTATTAAGAATAACTTTACAGTTATGAATTTACCAGCCTACGTAAACTTTTATAACATTCAAGATGTTGACGGAACTACAGAACCAAAACCTGAAGGCTCTTTAGAGTTTGCAAATAATTTTTGGGGAACTTTTTTAAATGTTGATTATAGAAATTCAGGTCCAAAAATGGTGTGTTTCTATGTGGGCAAACCGTCACAATATCTTGCATTACCAAAAGGTAACTCAAGATTTAGAGATGACGCATTTGAAATGAGAAGAGCATCTGAAAACCCACTGTTAGAAAATCAACAAGGTAAAAAAGATTGGGCGGTATCAAACAAATGTGTTGGATTTAATGTTGACCTTGGAATTAGAAATCAAAACATATTCTATTCATTCACTGTTTCCCAAGACAATGGTGTTGCAACTTCAGAATCAATTAACACCCAACTTAACATGGTTGACCAAGCGTCAGGAAGAGCGGTGGCAACTCAAAATGTTAGTTTATATAACCTATACAAACAAAGAAGTTATAAGTGTACTGTTACTGCTTTAGGGAATGCGTTAATCCAACCTACAATGTACTTCAATGTAAGGCACGTACCTATGTTTAACGGTCCTTATATGATTACAGATGTAAATCACTCAATACAACCTGGAAGTTTCCAAACTGTATTTAATGGTGTTAGACAGGGTATCTATGATTTACCTGCGATTGACAGTTTCTTACAAAGTATTAATCAAAACCTTCTAACAAAACTTGAAGAGTTGAAAAAAATTAATAAAGAACAAGTTGCGGTTAGTGGAATTACAAATACAATCAAAGCTAAAGAATTACCTCAACAGGCCAACAATACATTAGACACCACAAACTCGTGTAGTGCAAAAGTTATTCTTCCTGAATATACAAACGCTAATCCTGCCTATACGGCTGTTAACGGTACGTCTACAAAGGTTACACCTCAAGAACTTGCAAATGCTCTTAAGAGATTAATACCAAGTAACCCTGATTTACAGTCAATAATATATTGTATTTCATACATGAAAACATATCAAAAAGATTCTAACACATCTGTAGGTACGTTTAACGCGTGGAATAACAACTTAGCCATACTTGATTTAGAAATGAGTTATGGTGGACAAATATCACAACTTCAAAGAACGTATAGTTGTATAAATATAACATCAAACCCGTCAACAAGTTCATCTAAACCAGTTGCACACTTCGCATCTTTAGACGCGTATATTAATTTTATGTCTGGTAGATTAACGGCAAATGTTAATAGAATTTTAGATATTGGTCTTGCAAAGTATTATGTTTGTTTTTGGCCTAAGTCTAATATTACACCTGAGTATTATGATTCTCATATTGGTGAATTTAAACAAACAAAAGATACGTTCTATAAAGCGTTAAAATCAGCGACTGAGGTCGGATTAACTAATGCCGATAAAGTAATTGACTTCAAGACAGCAATAAAGAATGCTGAGGCAAAAGGAAGAACACCAGGAGTTACACCAACCCCAACACCACTTCCTGTACTTTCAGGATTAACGTGCCCTCCACCGATTATTAATACATTCACACCATTGTCTGGTAATACTGGTACAATAATTCAAATCAACGGTAGAAACTTGGCGAGTGTAAGTGCGGTTACTTTCTCAAGCCAAGTTACACCACAACAACCACAACAAATTTTTGAAAAAGTATTAGCTAAAGATATCACGTTCTTGAATGAAAATACCTTAAGATTATCAATACCAAAATTTGGAACAGGAACATTTAAAGTTCAGACCAAGGTTGCGGCGGTAGGTGAATATGGTTTATATAGTCCTACTGGATTATTCACCTATGACCCAGCAATTTCCGCATCTACCGCATCATCACCAGGCGCGTTCCAAAACCCTACTAATGCCAACGCAGTTCCACCATCTTCAGCAACAACGGGTACAACAGGAACGACAGTTACTACTACAAACCCAAATTTACAAAATACTGCACAAAGCCCATTAATATTAACTGATAAAACATCAAGTGAACTTGGTAACGGAATTTTGACAGTAAAAGTAAATCCTGTTGAAGGGGTCGGTGTTTGGAAAATAGATGACCAGCCAAGGTACAATTATAGGATTGATGCGATAGAAATTGGACCGAACAACACGGTTAAACGATACACGCCAAGCGAAGGTACATATCAAGCGCTTGAAGGATTCGTGTCACCTGATGGTCAAACATTCTCAATAACAAGAGAAGCGTTTATTGATAAAGCGTTTGAACAGGATATTGAAATGGAGGATGGAAATAGACTTGAAATTAGTACAACAATTGAATTGTATGCTAGACCTGCGGACAAAGTAAAATACCCTCAAGATTTCACTAGAGATTATAATTTCAGAATCGTTGTTCCATCAACAGGAAACACGGTTCAACCCGAAGGTTCTTTAGTTTCTATACAAAGAAGTGAAGACGTTGATTTACCTAATTATAATGGTAAAGAATATTACAATATAAAAAGACCTGATGGTGGGTACATTACTTATAGATTCAGTTGTTCTCGTTGTGTAATAACTAAAGTTGAGGTTGTTAAGTCAAACGAACAAACATCGGTACAAAACATAACAATAACCAATACTCCTGACACCAAATATACAAACGTTATCGATGTGAAAAATTCAGGGAGATTTGTTTTATCTGTAACTTATAATAATGCGGACGTGCCAGGAACATTTACAGCAAAGAGTGAGCCCTTCACTTTATAGCATAACAATATATTTATATAGAAAGATTCATATGAACATTAAAGAAGCAATAGACAACTATTTAGGAAAAAGAACAAACTTTTCTGATAGAGACCTGGGAGATGGTACTAAAGAAGTTTGTGATTTAGATACTGGTGTTTGTTACATCGTCAGAGAAAGAGACGGTCTAATAGAAAGAGTTCAAAACAATACTTATGTTAATAAACAAGTAATGGTTGAAACTGGTAACGGAATAAAAACATTATTAAACGGATAAAAAATGAGTTTAGATAAAAAAATTATTAGTGAGATTGAAAGATATAGAAGTATCAATCAGTACATCATGGAACAAGCCGCAGTACCACCCCCACCTGCTGAAGATGCATTAGGGGCATTGGCACCTGAGGCTGGAGCAACACCTCCACCAGCACCTGCTGAGGCGGTACCACCAGCGGCACCTCAAATTATTGATGTTGAGAATGACCCTGACGTTGAGAAACTTGACGACGAAGGTAAATCCGAAGAAGGAGACGAAGGAGAAGGTTCTGAAGAATTAGATGTTACAGAATTAGTTGACTCTCAAAAAAATATTGAAAAGAAACAAGAAGATTATTTCAACAACTTATTCAACCAACTTAATGATTTACAATCTAAATTAGGTGAAATGGATAATATTATGAATAAACTTAACTCACTTGAAAATAAGATTGAGAAATATAGAGAGAAAACCCCTCAAGAAAAGTTAGAATTAAGAACATATGATTCATATCCGTTTAACCAAAAACTTTCACAATTCTTTGATGATAAATCAGAAGAAATGGAAAAGACAGGAAAAAATGATTATGTTTTAACTTCAGACGAGGTTACCGATATTAATGTTAATGACATCAAAAATTCATTTCAACCAGGAGGAGGAATGGAAAAAGAAGCTTATAAAACATCGTTCAGATAATCTGAACAAAATATATAAAAGGTACCCAACGGTACCTTTTTTCATTTGACTATAGTCACACTTTAAACTATACTTGTATAAACAAATTCTCAAATTAAAAATTAAAAAACATGAGTTCATTAGACGCCGTATTGGCACAGTACGAAAAAAATCAAATCGGGGGCGGGGCCCAATCAAAAATGTCGCAAGACGAAAGAATGAAAAAGTATTTCGCTTTAATCCTTGGAGATAAAGAAAAATCAGGACAAAGAAGAGTAAGAATTCTTCCTACTCCAGATGGTTCATCACCATTTAAAGAAGCTTGGTATCACGAAATCCAAGTGGGAGGTCAATGGCAGAAGTTCTACGACCCAGGAAAAAACGACAACGAACGTTCACCTTTAAATGAGGTTTACGAAGAGTTGATGTCAACTGGTAAAGAATCTGACAAAGAATTGGCTAAACAGTACAAATCTCGTAAATTCTACATTGTTAAAGTTATCGACAGAGACCACGAAGAAGACGGTCCAAAATTCTGGAGATTTAAACACAACTACAAGAATGATGGTATTCTTGATAAAATTATTCCTATTTGGAGAAACAAAGGTGACATCACTGATGCTGAAACAGGTCGTGATTTAATCATCGAGTTGGCAAAAGCCAAAACTCCAAAGGGTAAAGAATACACTACAGTTTCGACTATTATGTATGACGACCCAACTACAGTTCACCAAGATGCTGATACAGCAAAAGAGTGGATTACTGATGAGTTAACATGGTTGGATGTATATTCAAAAAAACCTGTTGAATATCTTGAGGCAATCGCAAGAGGGGAAACACCAAAATGGGATTCTGAAAAAGGTGGTTATGTATATGGTGATAGCTCAGTAGAAGAAACTTCTATTGGTGGTGGAAAACCAAAGTCATCCGCTAAGTCAGTTGACCCACAAGTTAATGACGAACCAGACGGTGATTTACCGTTCTAATTTATAACAAGGGTGGGAATCCCCCACCCTTTAATTTTTTTTACATGACGTTTAAAGAAGAAATTGATTTACAATTAAGAGATAATAAAATATTATCCTATGAAATTTTAAGTCAGTTAAAAGATAAAAGTTACTTCTCAGGAAGAGGTAAACAAATTGGTGATACAGTTTTGTTTGGTATGTTGAGAGAAGGTGAAGAGGGAGAACTTAATCATAGATTAGTAACCTTTCACGAAGAAGAAGTAGGTTCCTTATATGAGGAAGACCCTATCTTCTATAAAGGACCAAAGGCAAACAAACTACCAAACATAAAAAAAATACAAAATGGCGATTAAGAAAAACGATTTCGAAAGTTTAAAAAAGAAGTTTTCCACTTCAGCAAAATATAAACCACAAAGATTTTTTGATTTGGGTCCTGACTTCTTGGATGCCGTTGGACTTCCAGGTCCAGCCATTGGACATTTAAATATGTTACTTGGTCACTCAGACACAGGTAAAACAACTGCCTTGGTAAAAACAGCGGTAGATGCTCAGAAAAAAGGAATTCTTCCTGTATTCATCATCACAGAACAAAAATGGAGTTTTGAACACGCTAAGTTGATGGGATTCCAATGTGAAGAGGTTGTTGATGAAGAGACAGGGGAATTAGATTGGGATGGATTTTACATCTTCAATAATAACTTTGACTACATCGAACAAATTACAGATTACATCAATAGTTTGTTGGATGCTCAAGAAAAAGGTGAGTTAGATTATAGTTTATTGTTCCTATGGGACTCAGTTGGTTCTGTTCCTTGTAAGATGACTTTTGAAGGTAAAGGTGGTAAACAACACAACGCATCAACACTTGCAGACAAAATTGGTATGGGTATCAACCAACGTATTTCAGGTTCACGTAAAGCTGATTCAAAATACGAAAACACTTTGGTTATTGTTAACCAACCTTGGGTTGAACTACCAGACAATCCGTTTGGTCAACCAAAAATTAAGGCTAAGGGTGGTGAGGCGATTTGGTTAAACTCATCTTTGGTGTTTTTATTTGGTAACCAAAAAGGCGCGGGAACTAATAAGATTACGGCAACAAAAGACAAAAGAAGCATTAAGTTTGCAATTAGAACTAAAATCTCTGTAATGAAAAACCACATTAATGGTTTGGGTTATGAGGATGGTAAGATAATTGTGACACCACACGGATTCTTGGCGGGTAAAGAAGCGGCAGAAGAAAAGGTCTCTATTGAGGCCTACAAAAAAGAATACGCTGACTATTGGAAAGATATTATCGGTTCTGATGGTGAGTTCACTTTGAAAGAAGAAAAAGAAGATTAGTATATTGTTTCACATTTAAATCACAGATTGTGATTAAGACATTATTAGTAGACGGAGACAATCTGTTTAAAATAGGATTTCACGGAGTAAAAGAGTTGTATAATGGTGGAGACCACTTAGGAGGAATCTACCATTTTATCAACATCTTAAGAAAGTTCTTAGAGGAACACAACCACGATAAGGTTGTTGTCTTTTGGGACGGAGACTCCAATTCATCTATCAGGAAATCCATATATCCACAATACAAGGCGAATCGTAGACAAGATATGAATGAGTATAAGTACGAATCATATCTTCAACAGAAAGCTCGGGTTAAACAATACCTTGAGGAAATATTCGTACGCCAAGTTGAGATGGTCAATAATGAGGCTGATGACCTAATTGCATATTATGCAAACATCGCAACTGACGAACAAATTATTATATTCTCGGCGGACAAAGACTTAACACAACTTATATCCAAAAGGGTTACCATCTATTCTCCAACATCAAAACAATACTTTAAGAATGGAGATAAGATTACAATCAATAAGGTTGATATACCACATACTAACGTCTTATTAACCAAGATTATGACAGGGGATAAGTCTGATAACATAGATGGTATAGAAATGTTGGGAGAAAAGACTTTGGTCAAATTGTTTCCTGAATTGTTGGAGAAATCCTGTACTATCGAAGAAATCTTGGATAAGGCACGAAATAACCAACAAAAGAAAAAACCAAAAGCGTTAGAAAATATTTTGACTGGACGTACAAAATGTGGTATACTTGGTGAACAGTTCTATGAGACAAATAAAAAGATTGTAGACCTCCACAATCCGTTAATTACCGATGACGGTAAAGAACTTGTAGAACAAATCCACACCGATACCATTGACCCCACCGACAGAGGATATAAGAACTTGATGAGAATGATGATGGAGGACGGTCTCTTCAAGTATCTACCCAAAAACGACGAAGCTTGGGTAAACTTCCTCCGACCATTTATGAAATTAACAAGAAAAGAAAAACGAAACACAAACAAAAATTAAACAAACATGAAAGAGCAAGACAGCACAAAGATGGAATTCCTTTTGACCCTTAACGATAATATCGTGGTCCAAAGATTTTTCAATGTGAGAGGGTTCAACCAAAAGGCAAAAAACTCTGTAGAGTTGTACGAAACCGTTAGTCAAATTAAAGACCAACTTCAGTATCACCTGAAAATGAAAACGGTTATTTACATGATGGACAACAGAGATGCCATTACTCACGACCCGTCAATTATGAACACTTCGTATACCGAAGGACCTGAAGTTTTTAACCTTTTTATTAAGGTTGGGGACACGACAATTTGTCACAGAGTTTTTGATGGAAAATTTTTCCCACCAAAAGTTCGTTATACGGTTGACGTACGACCATTTTTAAAAGAGATTCTAAGAGAGTTGACTGACATTTTTTCAACTCAGAAATTAACTTACAAATATTTGGAATTTGACCTTAGTAAGTAACTATTTAATAATACAGGGGATACATTATAACAAATTATGAACAAAAATTTCGATTATTTAGGGAACACTTTTCAGATTCAATTACTTAACCAGATTGTAGTAGACAAAGATTTTTCATCGTCTATTATCGACGTTATCGAAGCATCTTATTTCGACAACAAGTACTTCAAAATCATCTTACAAATGATTAAGGAATACTATGTTAAGTATGAGTCTACGCCTAACTTCGAAACCCTTGAACAAATTATTAAATCCGAGGTCACTCAAGAAATGGTTGCTAAAATTGTGTTAGACACATTGAAGCAAGTTAAAGAGGCTCCATTTGAAGGAACTCAATTTGTCCAAGAAAAGGCTTTAAAGTTCTGTAAACAACAGGAACTTCAAAAGGCTATGGACAAAGCACAAAAAATTATCACACAAGGTGATTTTGAATCCTACGATAAAGTTGAAGGATTAGTGAGAGAGGCTTTACAAGTAGGTGAAATTGAAAAAGGACAAACAGATATCTTTTCAGAATTGGAAACCGTATTGGACGAGGATTATAGACACCCAATTCCAATGGGAATACCAGGTATTGACAGATTATTAAAAGGTGGGTTAGCAAAAGGAGAGATAGGTGTTATTTTAGCTCCAACAGGGGTTGGTAAAACAACTATATTAACCAAGATAGCAAACACCGCATTTAATATGGGATACAATGTTCTCCAAGTATTTTTTGAAGACAACCCAAAGATTGTCCAAAGAAAACACTTCACCATTTGGACGGGCATTGCACCTGATGAATTAGCTAATCATAGAGATGAGGTTATGGGTAAAATAACTGACATCCAAGAAACTATGAAAAACAAGTTAATTTTGAAGAAGTTGGCATCTGATACTATGACTATGAATCAATTAAAGAGTCAAGTTAGAAAAATCATTGCTGACGGAACAAAAATTGACATGATTATGTTAGATTACATCGATTGTGTATTACCTGAGACATCTGCAAAGGATGAGTGGAAGGCTGAGGGTTCAGTAATGAGAGGTTTTGAAGCAATGTGTCACGAACTAAATTTGGTAGGATGGACCGCAACTCAAGGAAATAGAAGTTCTATATCTTCAGAAGTTGTAACTACAGACCAAATGGGAGGTTCAATCAAAAAGGCACAAGTAGGACACGTTATTATCACGGTAGCAAAAACACTCCAACAAAAAGAAATGAATCTTGCGACAATAGCCATTACTAAATCACGTCTTGGTAAAGACGGGGTCGTATTTGAAAACTGCAAATTCAACAACGAATTACTTGAAATCGACACTGAAAGCTCGGTGACATTCTTAGGTTTCGAGGAACAACAAGAAGAAAGGAAGAGAGATAGGGTTAAAGAACTTATGGAGAAAAGAAAGGCAAAAGAAGCCTCAACAAAAGCTCAAAATAACACCTAATTAAATATCTACTTTTTTCAAAAAAAACTTATTTTTTTTTATAAAAAATTGTGGTCGTTAAGTAGACAACCGCATATTTATCATAAAAATCGTTGATTTTTTGATAAAAAAAACAATTACTTAAATTTAAACAAATGGACATTTCAAACAGAATTTTATCGGACATTACCGTGTACATGAAGTACGCCAAGTATATCCCAGAACTAAAAAGAAGAGAAACATGGCAGGAACTTGTTACTAGAAACATGGAGATGCATATCAAGCAGTACCCTAAACTAGAAAAAGAGATTCGCGAAAACTACATGTATGTTTTCAGAAAACAAGTACTACCATCAATGAGGTCGATGCAGTTTGCAGGAAAACCTATTGAAATTTCACCAAATAGAATTTACAACTGTGCCTTTGCACCAATCGATGATTGGAGAGTGTTCTCAGAAATCATGTTCTTACTTTTGGGTGGAACAGGAGTTGGATACTCAGTACAAAAACATCACGTAGATGCATTACCTGAAATCAGAAAACCAAACAAAGAAAGAGGTAGAAGATGGTTAGTGGCTGACTCAATTGAAGGATGGGCTGACGCTGTTAAAGTGTTGGTTAAATCATACTTCTTTGGTGGTTCACACATCCAATTTGATTTCAGTGACATTAGACCTAAAGGTGCGAGATTAGTTACATCTGGCGGTAAAGCACCTGGCCCACAACCACTTAAAGAATGTCTTATCAAACTTGAAGGAATTTTAGATTCAAAACAAGATGGTGAGAAGTTAAAGGCTATTGAAGTTCATGATATGGTTTGTCATATCGCTGATGCAGTACTTGCTGGTGGTATTAGAAGAGCGGCACTTATTTCATTATTCTCAGCAACAGACGATGAGATGATTGGATGTAAGAGTGGTGCATGGTGGGAAACAAATCCACAAAGAGGTAGAGCTAATAACTCTGCAGTATTGATGAGACACAAGATTGATAAAGATTACTTTATGGACTTGTGGAAAAGAATTGAGGCAAGTGGAGCAGGAGAACCTGGTATCTACTTGAGTAACGATAAAGATTGGGGAACAAACCCTTGTTGTGAAATTGCTCTTAGACCATTCCAATTCTGTAACCTTACAGAGGTTAACGTATCAAACGTTGTATCTCAAGAAGATTATGAAGATAGAGTTAGAGCGGCTACGTTCATCGGAACACTACAGGCGGGATATACTGATTTCCACTACTTAAGACCTATATGGCAAAGAACAACTGAAAAAGACGCTTTAATTGGAATTTCAATGACAGGTATTGGTTCAGGTGCGGTTCTTGGATTAAACATGAAAGCCGCTGCTAAAGTTGTAAAAGACGAAAACAAAAGAGTTGCTGACTTACTTGGTATTAACCCAGCGGCAAGAACAACAACAGTTAAACCTGCGGGAACAACTTCTTTAACATTAGGTACATCAAGTGGTATCCACGCATGGCACAACGACTATTATATTAGAAGAGTAAGAGTTGGTAAAAACGAAGCAATCTATTCTCATTTAAAAGAAAATCACCCTGAGTTGGTGGAAGATGAATACTTCAGACCACACGACACAGCGGTTATTGGAATACCACAAAAATCACCTGAAGGTTCAATCTTAAGAAATGAATCACCAATCCAATTATTGGAGAGAGTGAAGAAAGTTCAACAAGAATGGATTAAACCAGGTCACAGAAGTGGTTCAAATGCTCACAATGTATCTGCAACCATTTCAGTTCGTGAACACGAATGGCCTGCGGTTGGTGAGTGGATGTGGGAAAACAAAGATGCATACAATGGATTATCAGTTCTACCATACGACGGAGGAAGTTATATCCAAGCACCGTTTGAAGATTGTACTAAAGAAAAGTACGAAGAGCTTATGAAAACATTACATGATGTTGATTTATCTAAAATTGTTGAATTAGATGATGATACAGACTTGAGTGGTGAAGCGGCTTGTGCTGGAGGGGCTTGTGAAGTAAAATTCGTATAATATGAACGAACAAAATAACGGAAGGGAGAAGCCTAAAAAACTTCTCCCTTCTGATTTTTACTATAATGATAAAGGATTAATTGTTTTTACAGAATCATACCACACTAATAGAGGTTTTTGTTGTGGTAAAGGATGTTTAAATTGCCCTTATGAACCAAAGTATCAAAAAGGTAATACTTCTTTAGTAAAAAAATAATCCAAGTATATTTATGGTATATGGCAGATGGAATTACATATGGTCTTAATTTCCCTTTTAGAGATTCTAGAAGGGGTGACTA